AAGGAGTAAAAGATGGCATATCAACTTTCACCAGGTGTAACATGGACTGAAATCGATCTTACGACCATTGTTCCATCCGTTGCAACTACAGAAGGCGCATTTGCCGGTAACTTCGAATGGGGTCCAATTGATGATGTAAGAATTATAAGTAGTGAAATCGATCTAGTTCGTTTTTTCCATAAGCCAAGCGCCGTTAATTTTAGAGCATGGTTTACTGCTGCAAACTTTCTTTCTTATACAAGTAATTTAAAACTAGTTCGTGCAGCCAATAACACATCAAGAAATGCAACAAGTTCTTCTGGTGTAGATGCTGAAAGAGTTTTAATCAAGAATCAAGATGAGTATGAAATTCAGTATTTGGATTTGTCCGCAACTTCTAATGTCGGCATGTTTGCTGCACGTTATGCAGGTTCACTAGGCAATGACCTTAAAGTCTCTCTATGTGCTGCTAACAATGATACAAGTTTCACTGCATGGACATATGCGGAAGAATTTGATTCAAGACCAGGAACCTCTGCATATGTAGCAGAGAGAGGCGGCGCCAACGACGAAATGCATCTTATTGTTATTGATACAAAAGGTGTTTTCTCAGGCGTGGCCAACACAATCCTTGAAAAGTTTCCATTTGTTTCCAAGGCAGTCGATGCAAAGAACGATGATGGTTCTTCAAATTATTATGTTAATGTCATTAATGATAGATCAGAGTTCATTTATATCATGAACCATGCACAAGATGACGAGACTTTTGTTTCTGCTACATCTACATGGGGTCAACCAGCAGCTAATCTTAAATATACTCAGGTTACTGATACATTTACAAGAAGCCTTACCGGTGGTGTTTCTGCTCAGCCTACAAATGGAGATCATATTCGTGCATATGATATTTTTAAGAATGCTGAGGAATATGATATTTCACTAGTAATGACAGGAGCGGCCGCTCAGGTAGTTTCTGAACACGTTGTTGAAAATATTGCAGAATATCGTAAAGACTGTGTTGTATTCATTTCACCAGAATATGCAGATGCAGTAAATAACTTGGGTGATGAAACAAACGATATTATTGATTTCCGTAATCAATTCAACTCTTCTTCTTATGCAGTAATGGATTCTGGATGGAAGAAGCAGTTTGACAAGTATAACAATGTTTATCGTTGGGTACCACTAAACGGAGACATTGCAGGTCTATGTGCCAGAACAGATTTCGAAAGAGATCCTTGGTTCTCACCCGCAGGTTTCAACCGTGGCCAGATCAAAAATTCTGTTAAACTTGCTTGGACTCCAAACAAGGCACAGAGAGATGAACTATACAAGAATGGTATCAACCCAGTTGTTGAATTTAAGGGTGAAGGAACTGTTCTTTATGGTGACAAGACACTGCTTGCTAAGCCTTCAGCGTTTGATCGTATCAACGTTCGCCGCCTATTCATTGTTCTTGAAAAGGCTATCTCTAAGGCCGCTAAGTATTCTCTATTCGAGTTCAACGACGAGTTCACAAGAGCCCAGTTCGTTGCTCTTATTGAGCCATATCTACGTGATGTAAAAGGTCGCCGTGGTATCTTTGACTTCAAGGTTGTTTGTGACGAAACAAACAATACTCCAGAGGTTATTGACCGTAACGAATTTGTCGGAGACATTTACATTAAGCCAGCACGTTCAATCAACTTTATCTATCTAAACTTCGTAGCTGTCAGAACTGGCGTTGCTTTCTCCGAAGTAGTTGGTAAATTCTAATAAATAGAAACAAAGGAGAAAAAACAAATGCCTTTTAATGTTCAGAATTTCAGAGCAAGTCTACAGTTTGATGGTGCTCGTGCGTCACTATTCGAAGTAACAATGACATTTCCTGTTGCTGTTGCTACAGGTGGTGGTGCACCAGGTGCTATTGGTAGTGCGGCTCAGCAGGTGACTTTCAAAGCAAAGTCATCTTCTCTACCAGGTGATTCGATTTCATCCATTCCTGTTAACTACTTTGGTCGTGAGATTAAAGTAGCAGGAACAAGATCATTCACCGATTGGTCATTCGTCGTTATTAATGACGAGGACTTTTTGATTCGTAATACTTTTGAGCGTTGGATGTCAGGTATCAACTCACACGTTGGTAACCTACGTCTAGGCGCATTGGCAACTGCTCCTGCTTACCAGACAGATGCCTTTATTACACAATTTGCTAAAACAGGTGAACCAATCAAGTCTTATAGACTAGTAGGTGCATTCCCAATTGACGTTTCTGCTATTGACGTTGACTGGGGTTCAGGTGATCAGATCGAAGAATTTTCGGTTGTATTTGCCTATCAGTGGTGGGAATCCATTCTTACTACAGATGCTACTACTGCTGTATCTGGTATCCAGGCTTTCTAAATATATAATGGTGCTGCCACGGGAGTTTTCTTCCGTGGCAGCATATTAAGAAGGATAACATAGTGAAATTATTTGGATTCCAAATAGGTGCGGACAAGGTCGATCCACGTTTAGATGATCAGATAAGACAGAAAACATTTACGCTGCCCGAAAACAATGACGGTGCGGTAACGGTTGCTGGCGCTGGTTACTATGGAACATATGTAGACCTTGATGGTACGTTTCGTAATGAGACACAACTTATCACAAAGTATAGGGAGCTATCCATTCAGCCAGAAATGGAGGCCGCTATTGATGAAATCGTAAACGAGGCCATCGTAGTAGAAGATTCTGGTACATCTGTTGATATCAATCTTGATGATGTTAAACTCACACCGCAATTAAAAAAGCGTATTGAAGATGAGTTCAACTATATCCTGAAACTACTAAACTTTGGTAACATGGGACACGATATCTTCCGTCGTTGGTATATTGACGGAAGATTGTTCTATCAAGTTGTTATCGATGAGGCCATGCCCGACGCAGGCATTCAGGAAGTCAAGTATATTGATCCTCGCCGTATTCGTAAGATTCGTGAAATTCAAAAGATGCGTGATCCCAATACAGGTGTGGAACTAATCAAAAGACAGATTGAATATTATCTTTACAACGAAAGAGGAATGATTGGTTCAGGTACCAATCTAGGTGCAAAAATTGCAGTTGATTCCGTTGTCAACATCAATTCAGGTATCATGGATCCAAAGCAGACCATGGTGCTTTCTTATCTACACAAATCAATCAAACCATTTAACAATCTACGCATGGTTGAGGACGCCACTGTCATCTATCGTTTAAGTCGTGCTCCTGAGCGTAGAGTTTTCTATATTGACGTTGGTAACATGCCAACAGTCAAGGCCGAACAATATGTCCGTGATATCATGGTCAAGTATCGTAACAAGTTGGTTTACGATTCTAATACCGGTGAAATCAAAGACGACCGTAAACATCTATCAATGCTAGAAGACTTCTGGCTACCTCGTCGTGAAGGTTCTAAAGGTACCGAGATTAGCACACTAGAAGGCGCTAGAAATCTTGGTGAACTAGAAGATGTTAAGTATTTTCAAACCAAACTATACAAAGCACTTGGTGTTCCTGTATCTCGTATGGAGCAGAGCCCAGGTTTTACATTAGGTCGTACCACAGAAATCACCAGAGACGAATTAAAGTTCAATAAGTTCGTCACTCGTCTTCGTAATAAATTTTCCACACTATTTGATGATCTACTTAGAGTTCAACTAGTTCTTAAAAAGGTTTGTACCGAAGAAGAATGGAAAGAAATCAAAGAAGACATTTGGTATGACTTCAAGAAAGATAACAACTTTGATGAACTAAAAGAAGCAGAACTTATTAATCTTCGTCTTGATACATTAATCAAAGTTGATCCATTTGTTGGTAAATATTATTCTATGATGTGGGTTCGTAAAAACATTCTACAGCAGACAGAAGATGACATTGAAGAAATCAATGGTCAGATGGAACAAGAGAATGCCATTCTTGCTCAACAGCAGCAAGCACAACTTGTGGCCGATCAGCAAGCACAACAGGCTCAACAGCAACAAGATATGCAGAACCAAATTGAATTTGGTGCTCAACAGCAGATAGCACAAGCACAAGTAGGTAAAGAAATTGAGAAGATTACTGGTCCAGATCAAGGTCCAGGCAAGGCCGAAACATCAAGTCGTGATCATGAATCGAAAATGATGGATAAGAAGATTAAACTTGCACAGATACAATCTAATAAGAAATCGGCGCCTGCTAAATCAGCGCCTGCCAAGAAAAAGAATGTAGCAGAACAAGCAAAAGAGTTGGAATTGATTTATGTAGGTGGCGGCCGATATTCCACACCAGAAGGTATAGTTACACACCTTAATGAAAACGGTGTTCTAACTCCTACTAAATAATAAAAAGGATTTTTTGTGTCTTTAAAAAGCGTCAAAACATTAACAGCATCTCAGATTGCCAAAAAATGGAAACTAAGCCAAAAGACTGTCAATAGTCTTATCGATGATGGTTCCAAGATCGAACATGAACATGACAAGAGTATGAAAAATGCCAAAGAGATTGCCAGAGACCATATATCAGAAAGACCTGATTACTATAAAAAACTTCGTAAGATGGAAAAGACAAAGATTTCCATGAAGGAAGGTATGTCTACCGAACCTGAAAGAGATTCAGAAACTATTGGTGACTATACAGGCGCATCTAGAAAAGTTATGAAGGTTGATGAAGTCAGATTGCCTAAGGTGTCAAAAAATGTTAAAAATAAACTTGGAAAAGCTGGAAGAATAGGAGCCACATTTGCTACTGTAATGTCGGGTGCTACTGCTTATGATAATGCATCAAGAAATGTTGGAAGTCCTATTAAAGATGTTGCTTCTGTGGCTACAGGTATACCAGGTAAAGTTGGTTGGGCTATCACACCAGGTTCAGCAACAATTAATTTAGCAAATTATATTAAATCAAGAAAACAGGCAAAGAAGATGGAAGAGCAAGGTTCACCGGCAAATCCAGCAAGATATACAGAACGTCCTATGTATGAAGGCGATGCTATGAAAGATGCTGAGGATAAAATCAAGGCAGCATTCACCGCTGACAAAGTAAAAGATATGTTCAAGAGAGTCGATAAGCAGAGAGATAAAGATCCTAAGTGGGTTGCTTATAAAAAGAGAAAAGAACATATTAAAGAAATGGTTGCCAGCGCATTTGCGGCCCAAAAACCATCTTCAAATATTATTGATAAGAGAGCAGGGTTAAGTTCTCAAGGTATTAGTAATGCTGTTAATACTTTTAAACAAAATATGGCTATGAGACAATCTGGTTTTGCAAGAGAACCACAGGTAGGCGGATCTTATATTCCTAAACAATCACCCGTTGCATCTGCTGTTGGTGCTGCCGGTGATGCTGTTAGAAATATTGGTCAAAGTTATAGAGATAAACTTGGTTTAGATTTAGATAGAAGCAATGCTATCGATACTGCTAAAAAAGTGGCCACAACTGCTGTAAAGTCTGCTTTTCCTGTGTCATCTGCTATTGCCAGCACAGTTGCAAATAAAATGTCTTCCGCTCCTAAATCTACAACAATTGATCCTTCTACATTACCTGTTTCTAAAGCAAGTCCTGCTTCTATACCAACCGTTGGAGGATCAACTCCACCATCAATAGAACGAAGCGTTACAACACCAAGTTCCGGATCGACTCCGACTACACCAAGAGGACCTGCGGCGCCAGCCACACCCCAATCAGCATCAAGAGAAGGCGGCCTGGATATAGATCAAATGACACAAGATCAAAGCACAAAAACACCAACAGATGATGATGTTAAGTTCAATCAACAAATGAAAAAGAGAGGATTAGACGAATCTCAGATTGATGAACTCTCCGCAGAATTGGTCGGCAAGGTTTCTAATGCACGTTTCTGGCAAGGTAAAGCACCAAGCGAAACACTTAGTCGTGCTATCAATAAGAAGTTTATCGAAAGCGGAAAGAAAAAAGAAGAACCTAAAAAACCATTAAAAGAAGGATCCGTTGAATTGGGTCCACTAAGAACACATTCTTTTAGTTATAAAGACGCTTCGGGTAAAGATAAAGAACCAGGCTCACCCGAATCACCAGGAGATGTGAAAAAAGTTCATTCAGGAAGTTATGGTGAAAGAAAAGTTCCTGGTGGTAAAGAAACCGAATATGTTGGTGACGATATAGAATCAACCACAACCAAACCAGATACTGGAGACGGTACTGGTTGGAGTGGATATGTAAAATCTAAAACAGATGTAGAAACATCTAGCTCAAGATCAAAAACCACCACTGAACCAGAGAAAAAAGAGCCTTGGTCTCGCACAGGCAACGAAAAATTATCAGACCTAGTATCGGAGAAAACAACAATGGACACCAAAGACCTTATTAATGAAGCACTTGACGACATTCTAGAGAACAATCTAGTTAGCATGAAAGAAAATCTCATGACTGCTCTACAAGAGAAGGCCATGGAAAAGATTGAAGAAAAGAAAAAAGATATTGCCGCAAATTATTTTGCTCAGTAAGGATTAGATGATGAAAACACTCAAGCAACTAAGAGAAGAATATGATAATAGTATGCCTCAGATTCCTGAGGAAATTTTGCTTGAGGCTAAAGACAAATCTTTGATGGGACCTATCATTCCATCACCAAAAGAAATGCCTGTAATGCTGCTGTTTAGAAGGATATCTTATAGAGTATTCCCTAACAAACAGGTCGTGGCACTATACTACTCAAAAATGATTGATAAATATTTTTCGGTACCTTTTGGACCTACTGGTAATGTAAACGTAAACGAGGCAAGGATGATTGACGAAGATTGGCAAAAAGTAAATCGTAGAGATAAGACAGACGGTCTATCACAGGCCGCTGTTAATGCTTATCGTCGTGAGAATCCAGGTTCTAAACTAAAGACCGCTGTTACTGAAAAGAATCCAACAGGTAAAAGAGCATCACGTCGTAAATCATTCTGCTCACGCATGGGCGGAATGAAGAAACGTTTAACATCTGCTAAGACAGCCAGAGATCCAAATTCACGTATCAACAAAGCACTACGTCGCTGGAACTGCGAAGAATCTTTTAGACAGAAGTTATATGAAAAGAGAATGCAGCGTGAAGGTGTTGCAGATTATTTGGACGCCGGTGCAGAAGCAATTGTTCCGTATTATAGTGCAGGTAAGAAACTTTACAAAGGTGATTATAAAGGCGCTGCTACAGATGCAGCCGTTGACACTGCATTGTTGGCTACAGGAGCAGTAGCAGGTAAAGTTGCAGGCGCCGGCCTAAGATTGGCAGGCAAAGGTCTAGGAAAAATTGCTAGTAAGTTTAGAAAAACTCCTAAGGTTGCACCTAAACCAAAAGCCACTCCTAAGACACCAAAAAAATCAGGTGGAGGAGCCGGAGCAGACATTGCAAGGGCAGCAGCCGATGCCGCTGTTGATATGGCAAAAGGTGCGACAAAAGAACCAAGTAGATCATATGAGCCTGATATGTTTAAACCACCAGAGCCAAAGACACCTGGTGCAAAAATAACTTCATCATTGAAACCAAAAATGCCTCGTGATTCAAAATCCGTTAATGAAAATAAGATTTCAGATATTCGTTCTATGGTAGAATCTGAAGATAAGTTACATGAAATGACTATTAACGGAAGAACAGTTACACTAAATAATAGTATGGCTAAAAGAATACTTGAAGTATATGACTCGGTCAATACCAAAAACAAAAAGATTGTTGAAGGTATGTTAAACGAAGACCTTGAGTCCTTCAAGAAACTATTAAACTTTTCAATTAGGAACTAACAATGGCAAATATAATTAAAGAACATAAGTTGGTTGATACAAACCGTATTGCTGTTGTCAAGTATGTAGGTATTCTTGACAACTCTGCTATGGCAAACACATTATTACTAGATGTATCGCAGTTAGCATATGCGCTGAATACCAGCGGATATATCATGACAAGCAACACAAGTCCAAAAACAACTTATAGAACAACTCTAAAGAGAATTTGGGGTCAGTCTGGTCTAAAAGATGGCCGTGCTATTTTAAAATGGCAAGGTACATCAGGTAAAGCAAACACTGAAATTTGTACCTTTCACGATAGCATGTTTGATTATAACTTTGCTTCTATGGGTTCACCAGGTTCTATACCAATTCAAGATGTTGCTAACAGCACAGGAAGTATTGTAATGTCTCTTGACGGTAATAACACTAACGACTCATTTACCATATTCATTGAGTTACATAAAGATGGTCGTGACTTCGACCAGGGTCAGACAGCCGATCCAACAGCATTCAACAAAGCAGGAATTCCATAATGTCTAGACAACTTG